ACAACTGGTGCTGTAGGAAAAGTAGTTGAGTGGGATGCTACTAATAGAATATTATATTATGTTCAAACAAGATTTAATGACGAAGGAGCTGATAGTAACGGTAACTTAACAGCGTTTTCGGGTGCGAATGTAATCACAGGTCAAACTTCATCAGCAACAGGAACACCAAGCTCAACAGCAAGTGAAACTGCTGATAGTATAACTTTTACTTCAGGATACGCTAATTCTGAAATAGAACCAGATGACGGAGATGTAGTTTATATAGAAAATAGATCACCTATTACAAGAGCGTCCGATCAAACTGAAAATGTTAAATTAGTGATTGAATTTTAAGAGAGGAAATAAATGCCAAGTCCAACTGACTTTAACCTTTCGCCATACTTTGATGATTTTGCTGAAGCCAAAAAGTTTCATAGAATCCTTTTTAGACCAGGCTTTGCTGTTCAAGCGAGAGAGTTAACACAACTACAAACGATACTACAAAATCAAATTGAACGATTTGGTAGACATATCTTTAAAGAAGGATCAATGGTTATACCTGGTGAGGTTAACATTGATAACCAAGTTAACTTTGCTAAGTTAGAAGATACGTTTAATGAGGTTAGTGTTACTTCTTATCTATCACAATTTAGAAATAAAATTATTACAGGTGTAACTTCAGGTGTTAAAGCAACAGTTAACGATACATCAGAATGTTCTTGTATGGTTGCTGGTGACAGTGATATACCATCTCTATTTTTTAAATATACAGATACCGCTTCAGACGGTGAAACAAAAAGATTTTTACCTGGTGAAACATTAGTTGCTTATGCTGTTGATAACACAACGGCAAATAACTATCGTTTAACAGAAAACCAGGCAACTGATATTTCAGTTACAATTAAAACATTAGGTGATGATGGTACTTCTGGTACAACTTATACACAAAATGCTACAAGAGATGTTATCGGTAGATCATTTGTTGTAGAAGTAAAGGAAGGTGTTTATTTTGTTGATGGAACTTTTGTAAAAAATGATGAATTACATTTATACATTTCACGTTTTAATAACAAACCAACTTTTCGTGTAGGTTTTGAAGTCACAGATCAAATTATCACTCCTGGTGAAGATGCTTCACTAAACGACAATGCTCAAGGCAGTTCAAACGTAAATGCTCCTGGTGCTCACAGATTAAAAATTAATTTATCACTTAAAAGATTAGCGTTAGAATCTGAAGATGAAGTAAGATTTGTAGAATTAATTAGAATTAAAAATGGTGTTGTACAAAGAAAAATTACAAGATCAGAATATTCAGAATTAGAAAAAACATTTGCTCGTAGAACCTTTGATGAATCAGGTAACTATGAAGTTAATAAATTTTTAGTTTCAATTAGAGAACATTTAATAGACGGTAATAACAACGGTGTATTTCCTGCTAGTCCAGCAACTCCTGTTTCTGGTGTTACTTATGGTGATGATGATAAAGTGGCTATGGTTATTGATCCAGGTAAGGCATACATTGAGGGTTACGAAGTTGAAAATACAGTTTCACAATATATTTCTGTAAACAGAGCAAGACCAATAGATGGTGTTGAAAATGGACACGTTGCTAGATTAGACGACCAACCAGTTGGTACATTAGTTGGTAACTATATTTTAGTTGAAAACGTAAGAGGTGTTCCAGGTATTGATACTTTTGAAACAGTTAACTTATGGGATGGTTCAGACGTTTATGATACGCCACCAACTGTAGGTACAGATACAAACGCAAGTAAAACAGGATTAATTGGAACTGCTAGAGTTCGATCATTTCAATTACATAGTGGTTCTTATTCATCAACATCAACATACAGATTATCATTATTTGACATTAAATTAAATAGTGGTAAAAGTGTAGAAAGAGATGTTAAATGGATTACAGATGCTGGTCAAACAGGTGTTATTAATTTTTATGCTAGTACAGAACAAACAACAAGTGTTGTAAACGTAAATGGTTCAGCAAATGGTTCACAAACAAGTTCAGGTGGAGATCCTATTACAGGAACAGGAACAACATTTACTACAGACTTTCAAGTTGGTGATTCAGTTATATTAGGTAGTAACTTTGTAGGATATGTAGCATCCGTCACAAATAATACTACATTAGTTTTAGATAGAGAATTAACTGGAGATTTAATTACTGCTACAGGAACACTCACAATTGCTAAAGGAAAAACTAGAGTTTACGAATCTGAATATGCTAACTTAATTTTTAGAACAGGTTTAAATAACACAAAAACTTTACGAGGTTTTGATAGTGCTACAGGACAAGATATTAATTTTTCAAGTCAACACGAAATACGTAGAGTTATAACTAACACTGCTGATGGTAGTGGAAACTTTGAAGCTACTTTAACAAACACAAACGAATTTTTCTTAACAGATCAAAATATAGATAACTATACTTTATTTGATAATGTTACAAATCAAGTTGTCAATATAAGTGCTTCAGATATTTCTTTTGATGATGATTCAAATAGAAAAACAGTTACAATTTCAGGACTAACAAGTTCCAGAAGTTACACATTAATTACGACTATTTTACAAATCAATTTAGCTGCTAGAGAAAGAACAAAAACTTTAGTAACAACAACTATTACAATTACAGGCGCTAAAAACGTAACTGCTAAAAATGTTTTATTAAATCACGCTGACGTTTATAGTATAACGTCTGTGTCAATGAAACCTGGTGATTATACAACGTATTCAGCAACTGGTGCTGTTGATGTTACAAGTAGATTTAATTTAGATACAGGACAAAGATCAACACATTATCAAAAAGGTTCTTTAACTTTAAAAGAAGGTGCTGGTGCGATTACAGGTGCTTTAAGTGTTACATACAAATACTTCTCTTACAGTGGTTCTGGTAATTACTTTAGTGTTGACAGTTATTTGGGTACCATTAATTACGAAGATATTCCATCATTTAAGGTAACACAAGCTGATGGTACACAACAAGAGATTTATCTCCACGATGTAATTGATTATCGTCCAGTTATAGAAGGCTCAAATTCATTTACACCACAAATACCAAAAATTGGTTCTGATTTTAATACACCTTTAGCAAATTATTTACCTAGAGCAGATAAAGTGTTTATTGATAGTACAGGAGAAATTAACGTATTATCTGGTACACCTGCTGAAGATCCTAAAGAGCCATCTGATCCAAAATCAGGTATGGTGATCGCAACTTTATTTTTACCTGCTTACACAAAACAAGCTAGTGATGTAACAGTCAAACAAAAAGATAACAGACGTTACACAATGAGAGATATTGGTAACTTAGAAAGAAGAATATCTAATTTAGAATATTATTCAAGTTTAAGTTTATTAGAAAAAGAAACAGAACAGTTGTCTATTAAAGATGCCGTTACAGGTATTGATAAATTTAAAAACGGATTTATTGTCGATCAATTTACAGGTCACAATGTAGGGGATGTAAAACATCCTGACTATAAAATTGCTGTTGATAGTCAAAATAGAGAATTACGACCTAGACACTTTACAGAATCACTTGATATTGTTGAAAACTTACAATCAGGTTTACAAAGAGCAAGTCAAAACTATCAAAGAACAGGTGATATTATTACATTACCATATACAGAAAATGTATTTATTTTCAATCCATATGCTACAAGAGCTATTGACGTTAACCCATATAAAATTGGTGCGTTTAGAGGACAAATAACTTTATTTCCTGAAGTTGATAACTGGAAAGAAACAGATAGAAGACCAGATTTAACAGTTACAGACGATAATAATTTAGATGCTATTAGATTTATTGCTGACACTTTAGGTGTAACAGGAACACAATGGAATGAATGGCAAAATAACTGGACAGGTTCTTCAACAAGAGATACTGGTGGACAATTTCAAAGTGGAAATGCTATATTTCAAAATACAATTACAACATTTACAGGAACAGCAACTAGAGATGGTATTCGAACATCAGCAACAACTTCAACAAACTCAATCAATTATGGTGATCGAGTTGTAGATGTTTCTTACATTCCTTATATTAGACCAAGACCTGTAACGTTTGTAGCACAGAATTTAAAACCTGATACTAAAGTTTATGGTTTCTTTGACCAGACAGATGTTAATAGTAATATTAAACCATCAGATAAATTTAATTTAACAAAAGTTTCTGGCGCTGCTAATTTAAACTTTACATTAGAAACCGCTGAAGGAACAATTTTAGCTGACGATCCAGCAAGAGCTGATGATACTGGTGTTATTCAACCTGCCTTTACAATAGGTGATGTAATTAAAAACAATACACACACAGCAACAACGATTTCAGCAATTTCAAATATTACTTCAGATGCTGGTGCTGCTAGTTTTACATTAACAGTAAATAGTGCTGATGGTATATTACCAGGTCATCACGTTTACTTGTATAACTTAGACGCTAGTCGTCAACAAACGTCTTCATTAGTATCTAACTTAGCAAGACGAGAAGTACCTCCTACATCAACAATTACAACTTATGGAAGTAATCACTCTAAACAATTAAATGAAAGAGTATTTAAAGTTACTGCTAAAAGTGGTACAACATTAACACTTGCTAATGTTGATGGTTCTACAATAGATAAATTTGATTCTTATTCATTATCAGCATACACAGGAGTTGATGGTGGTAAATTAAAAAGATTACAAGCTAGTGGTGTAGTTGCCGCTGCTAACAATGTTGTTTCTGACAATGTTGATACATTCTTAGTTAACATCATTAACGGATTTGCTATTGGTGAAACTGTAACAGGTACAATAGATACAGGTGGAAACAATTTCAATACTGCCACAATTACAAGTATTAATGATGGCACAAGTACAACAACAGCGCCTACAATGAAATCTACAAGTGATGTTTTACGAACAGACACAGCAGGTCAAGTTGTTGGAGTATTTAATATACCTGAAAACACATTTAGAACAGGTGAAAGAACATTTAAATTAACAGACAATCAATCAAATAGTGACGCATTATTTGATAGTGCTGGTACAGCAATTTACGGTGCGACAGGATTAAATTTAGAAAAAGAAGCTACAGTGGTTAACTCACGTAGTATAAACTTTGCTCAGGATAGAGTTTTTGAATCAAGGTCAATTAGAAGATCATCTACAGGAGCTAGATTTGTTAGAAGTTTACCACCTCCAGGTAACGGTGGTGGCGGCGGAGGCGGTGGTGGAGGACACGATCCACTTGCTCAAACATTTACAGTTGACTCACCAGGTGGAGTTTTTGTATCATCCGTAGATTTATATTTCTCAGAAGCAGGAAGTCGACCTGTTATAGTTGAGTTAAGAGTTTGTGATAATGGTGTTCCTACAGGTAGAATTATACCATTTACAACAATAGTAAAAAGAATAGATGAAATTAATACATCAACAAATGGTACAACAGCAACTAACTTTAAATTTAAATCACCAGTTTATTTAAGAGATGGTGAAACTTATGCTATTGTAGCAAAAGTAGATGAACCAGGTTGTCAAATGTTTGTATCTGAATTAGGTCAAACAGATTTAATTACAACTAACGTTATTGGTAAACAACCATTAACTGGTTCATTATATGCTTCACAAAATACACAAGAATTTGTGGCAAATCCTTTATTAGATATGAAGTTTAGATTAAATCAATGTACTTTTAATATTTCACAAACTGCTAGTGTATCATTAAAAGCATTGCCACCTGAAACACACATTTTAGAAACTAATCCATTTGAATTTACAACAAGTTCAACTACAGTAAGAGTAAAAGCAAGAAATCACGGATTTACTTCAGGTGATGTTGTTGTTATTTCTGGTGTGCCAATTGGTTTATATGGTACAGGTAGTTCTTCTACAGGTGCTCCTGAAACAGTATTAAATGGTTCACACACTGTACTAGGAACAGGTTTAACAAGAGATTCGTTTTTAATTACTTTACAAACAACAGACGCAAATGGTGATTCTACAATTTTAGGCACAACAGCAAACTTTGTAAAAGGTTTTTACGGTGGTTCGTCTGTGAGATGTACTAGACAATTAAATATGGACACTATGTATTACAAAAATAATGATATTATCTTAGCTGATACATCAATGAATTATTTTGTAAATGCGACAAACTTATCTGGTACTGCTACAGGAAATTTACCAATTGTAGCAAATCAAAACTATGATTTCAAACAAAGAATGGTTATTAAGAGTTACGAGAATGAAACATTAATTAGTTCTTCTCCACAAGTTAAAACACCAACATTAACTTTCTTAGCTCAAATGACTTCAACAAATCCAAACGTTTCACCAGTTATTGATTTATTAAAACAATCAGTATATGCTGTGGCAAACTTAGTAGATAATAAATCTGCTAGTGATTTAAATGTTGATGTTGTTGACGAAAGAGCTTTAATAGAAGACGGTACTGTAGTAGATGCTGATAGTTTCTCTACAGGTTCAGGTACAATTACAACTGGTACAGGAACAACAACTGTTACAGGTTCAAGTACATCATTTACAACACAAGTCAAAGCTGGCGATACAATAAGAGTTGGCGATACAGCTATTGGTGTTGTTTCATCAGTAACCAACGATACATCATTAGAATTAACCACAAATGGTTTAGCTGCTAACGTAGGCGTAGCATATAAAATTGTTGGAAGAAGT